GAGGAAAGGATCAAAAATAACGGCATTCCAATCATCTTGATGGAAACGGATATCCCCGGAAATGGGATCGTCGCGATAATCTAAATATGGAGAAAGAAAGGCCAACCCTGAAATTAAGGAAGATTTAAATGCACGCGAGTTGGCCTCATGACCTTTTCCGTTCTGCATGACATATTGGATGCCATCAGTGAGGATATTTGCCGTTTCTTCGGAGGAATCCTCAATAGGAGCGGCTACAAGCGAATGGCGGTTCTTAATTTGTCTTCCACTCACCAGATTAATGAGCGCCATTTGGCGGTTATACGTGAAGCTGGAACGACGCTGGTTATTTAGATAAGCCAATTCCTCAAGCGACCACTGATTGCCCAAAAAGTAGCTGACGTCTTTATATGCTTCGGCATAGAATGTATTGAGCAATTGATAGGCGCGTTCGTAATTTTCTCCAAAGTCTTTGATTATGTCCTGATGAAATTCAAGTCGCGGATCATTTTTAATGACTTGTTTTTTATAATGCTCAAGGAATTCTGTTGAGTCTTGAGAATGGGAATATGAGGACATGGGACTTGCCATTGAATGCTCCGAAGGTTAACCTTCATTATACATTCAAATTTGAATTTACATAATACAAACCTTTTAACTTTAACAAAATCATGACTTAAGGCAGTTTAAGATGATATGAATCGAAGTCCTTACAATTTTCTTACATTAATGGGATTTTCCCATTGGGCAGATAACAGCAGCTTTTGGAAGTGTAAATGCGCGTGCGGAAAAATCGTATCAGTGGACCGAAGAAGGCTAAAAGGGAACCGTAAATACAAATCTTGCGGATGCCTAAAAAACAAAAAATCCATCACCTGTTTTTATACCTTTCGACGTTGTTTTTTCAATAGAATACACAAACAAGATTCTCACTGGATATACAGTTCTAATGCAAAGGGTGAGAAGATTAGGGCCAACTTTGGAGGCGGTCAACAGGTTATACAAAGGATTGCCTATATGCTTTGGCATCATAAAAAAACGCTTCCTCATGGAATTTATATAAATAATACATGCGGAATCAGGGAATGTGTTTGTCCCTGGCATCTTAGATTGTTAACCATCGGAGAAATGAACAAAATTAATCGCATAAACAAAGCAAAAAAAGGAGAAATATGGAAAAAACGAACTCACATGAAATCTTCAACAAATTCCCTGGCAACGCCCCCCTGAACCAAACACATCTTTCTGCGCTTATTGCCGCAATCGAAAAAAAGAACCTACTTGAAGCAAAACCTATTCTGGTGAATTCAAAATTTGAAGTTATTGACGGACAACATCGCCTTGAAGCCGCTAAAAGACTTGGCTTGCCGATCTATTATATTAAGATAGAAAACCTCAGTGTCGCAGATATGGGAACTTTAAACTCAAATCAAAGAAACTGGAGAATGGAACATTACATGGTTTTAAACGCTGACCATGTCAAAAATGAGAATTATATAAAGTTCAGGGAATGGTTAAATAAATTCTCATTCAATTTTGGACAGGGAATTGCTTTTTTTCTAAACGAGTTTGGAGTTAATGAGTTTAGGAAGAAATTCAAAGACGGAGAATTTGTTTTTGACGAAAACAAAAATAATTTAGCCGAATTGTACCAGGTTTTTTTGAATAAAATTGTTTCAAAGACAGTTGGAAAAACCAGATTATGGACACAACAGGGATGCGTTCGTGCATTTGTCGCGTTTCTTGGCAATAGTGAAGTACACGTCTCACGGCTTTGGGAGCAAATGGATAAGTACCCCTTCTTGTTAAATCCTCGACCCAGCAAAGAAGGAATGTTGGAGATGCTGTATGAGGTTTACAACTACCGAAGACACATTAAAGTCGAACAATGATTATCTCCTTGGCGCATAAGATGTTCATCGACCTAGTTAAGCACAAGAAAGAATAAAATTTTAAATTAATATAAATAAATTAATTCATCTTAATTTTCTTGAGTTAATTAATCGCGAGTACATATAAATGCTCCGTTTAACATTAAAACCTAAGGAGGTTATATGTCATCATCATCGTCATCAGTATCTTCAGTTTCATCCCATCTTATGTTGCTTGCACAACATTGGAATCAGCAATTGGTATCTAGGGAAAAACAACGGGCTCATGAAGAATCGCGTGAAGCCATAACACAAGATCCTATTACTTCATTGCCACTTGAACAACCCTTGATGGATCCATGCGGTCACACGTTCAATAGGGAAACTGTTAGTAAATTCAAAAAATTGGGCCCAAATACGGTCGAATGTCCCATATCGCGTAGGGCAATACGAATTGATCAATTTGCTTACAATTTTTATGCTGAAAACGTTCTGAATTATTTTACGGAAGAAGCGCATAGGGCTACAAGCGCTACTGCTATGTCTTCTACTTCAGCAGGGAGCACAACTTCCACAAGTACTGCCACACAAGGCCCAGTAACATTAGAAAGTCTTATGGAACAAATGTGCTTATCTAGGGAAGAAAACAGGAAAACCCAGGGGATGATACTAGATATGAGAACGGATATGGGAATCATGCATCGTCAAATTAACAATCTTGTGGGCATGGACTATTGCGATCGTATCGTTTCTTTGGTAAAGTGTAACCATTTCAAAACCGTACGTGACCGCGGGCTTACCGAAGAAGAAAAAAGGAGGGTGAATACATGACTTTTGTTGGACCTCCAGCACCAATAGTGCCAAATCCACTACCTCCATCAATTAACAATTCACAGCATGAACAAAACATGTTGAATGCGATGCATGATGAATTGAACGCTATCAGTAGTATGAACAGGGAAATTCATGATACGATTTCCGAAGTACGCGCCGAAACACGTGCTGTATGGCATCAACACGTCCCAGGTACATGGGAGGTAATCGCGAAATTCTTTTCGGATTGCATAAGATGCATAAGTTCACTTTTCACGAGAAACCATTAGAAAACAGCGCCCGAAGCCATCATATCGGCCAAGGGCGTTTTAAGGAGTTTGATTCGTCACAGGAGGAACTTGCCCACTAGGCGGAGGAAGCCTTGGAAATGGAATATATGGGCTTTGGACCCCGATAGGACTCATAGGAGACCTGGGAACTGGACTAGGGGTGACGGGGATAGCAACCAAGCCTTTTGACATAATCAGGTCCTCCACAGTCTTCGAAACAGTCTTTACAATAGCATTTTGAGCCGAAATGGGTGAATCTTATCGATAAGCCTCCGAAAAATAAACAATCTTCGTCTTCTTGATATGATTCGACCATACTGAAATAAACATTTGGATGTTTACAAATAGAACACACGGCTGGCCCCTCAAGGGGCTGCATCCAATCGGGCTTCATCACATCCTCAAGGAAGGAGTTCTAAGGCCGCGAAACAGCTGGTCAGGGATTGCATAGGGAAAATAATAATCAAAAGGCCCATGATATGGAGGTATTGGCCGCTGCACCATTCCCTTGCCTCCTGCACCGCCTACAGCCCCTTGTGTGGCTGAATAAGGCAATGGCCATGGAAATGCACGTGCCCTGGGAGGAACTTGGATAGAAACACATCCTGAGCCGCTAGAATAGCCCCCGCAACCGCCTCCTCCAGCGCCGCCAGTCGAGGTATCATTTGGTCTATTGAAGGGATAGGTCATACTTGCTTCCAGCAGTTATTACACCTTGTATAATACCAATTCTGCTTTTTGTCTAAAAATCCTTCTTTACCACATGCTTCGCAAATCGATTCGCTTTTCCCTTCAGCCTTATCAATCAAAAGATCCATCCAATCCCATCTATAATTAGTATAATAACGAAGTGTGCCGTATTTTTCTTTGACTTGATTGACATAGAAACGATCTTCGGTTTCTTGGTCGGAGCCGATTGAAATCCCATGATCTATGCAGCCTTCATACAAGGCCTTGGATAAGTCATAGATGAGCTGAAACCAGCCGTCTCCGCATTCGAAGCCATATGGGAGTTCGAACATGTTGGGGAAATCGGTGATGAGTTTTTGGGAGTGTTCCTTATTGATTTTGAATCTCCTCCTCAGGATCAATTGGAGGCATCTCAGGCCAACCATACCATTCACGCCTAGCCTCGTATACCTGACGCTCATTGGTGCAGTCTACGCCTAGTTTATCGCATTTCTTAGGGCTTGCCAGGAGTTCGAGGTGTTGCTGCATGGTGACTTCTATGCCGCAGGTGAAAAGCATGTGGTATTCTTCATTCATACGTCATCCACACCTCAACCCACTTGTTAGCCCGCTTAAATTGTTTGATTAACCACCAGGATTCAGAAACACCTAGGATGCACGTGCCAAGGGGATATCGTTGTGCTTTTGTTTCAACTACGGCTTTCTTCATCTTTTACACCAGGAGGTTGAGGAAGTGGCATCCAATGAGTACAATCAAGCTTTTCATATCTTGCATCCCATGTTTTATAACCATGACCCCATTTTGATTCCACCCATTCGCAAATAAAAATCTTATCCTCGTAGCAACATAGTATTTTTTCCTGAGTGGGAATTTGTTCTTCGCGATTGATCCACTCACTCACGGATTCTGCTCCCTAAGCGTTGCTTCATGATCCTGGATGATCTTCTCAAGTTTTTGAATGCGCTCATTCTCATCGCCATTTTCGCGGCTTCCGTCGATCATATCATTGACTCCAAGCACAATGATAGCGATTCCAGCGCTTTGAGCCCCAGGAAACGGCAAGATCGTGATAAGCCCCCCAGTTAGGCATTTGATGAAGCCAAAGATGCATTTACCCGATAGCTTAACATCGTCTTTTTTATCTTTCTTCCTTTTATCGTCATGATGGCGATGGTGGCGATGATGCCGGCAATGAGCAGCATATGAAGATTCCAAAGAAGAATGATTTATTTGCGATTTTTCCGCCTGATCCCTTCGTAACATCTCCTGCATTAGCGCTTGAACTTGCAAATCCTCAATCAAAACGCCTTGAGACATGAAATATTGATACATCTCCCGGGCCATATCGATTAGCGAAGGACATGGATAGCCTTTCTTTATGTAATTGTTTCGAACGCCCTCCAGGCAATCAATTACCTCCGAGACAGTAGCCCCTTCCTTTAGCGCGTTTAATAGATCAAGAACCGATTCATAGCCATCGTCTGATGTATGAATATAATCATAATTGCATGATTCATTTGCCTGTAAATTAGACATTGAAAACACAATTAAACAAATGCTTGAAACAACTTTGCTAGAACAATGATTAATAAGGTGACGTAATACCATACTTTGGCCTTCTGCTTTAGGGTTAATTCGTTTGGCGATTGAATTGAGATGCCCATTGTTCCGACGATGCCGAACAGGCACAAGGTAAGGATATAGCCGATTATGGGGCAAATAATGAGATAATTGAGCATGCCTTTCGTGGAGGGAATAAAGGAGTCGATAAATTGTAAAATAAATTCAGTCATCAATTAAACCTAGGGTTAAATCTGTTAAACCATTCCTCAGATTGCTTATCATTAACTACAGATGGCTTTTGGTCAACATTGATTTTGGTTGCGATAGCTAAGTATCGCATCGCATCAGCCCCGTGACTGTATTTATCATGACGCGGCCTTTCTTTGTATGTCTCAAGCCGCTGGTCGAACTCCTTGCGATAGTTTTCAAGGCATTTGATCAAATACTTGCAGTTCGTGGCATCGATCCAAACACGCGGAAAAATACCACGGACAGCTTCAATCCCGTCCTCCAAGCGAAGCTTGAGGGTAGGTAAGGTAATAAAGCGAATGCCAACTCCCAGCCCAACTTCTTTGGCGGACAATCCCGAACTGAAGCTATGCGAATCAATGTCGTGGGGGGCGAAGTGATCACCATATATGTATGGCTTTTCTTTAAGCACCCCTGCATAGTACGGAAGGCCTTCTCCATGCGATTCGCAATAGTCGATGATGTGGATCTCGTTTCCGACGATCTGATAGAAGATGATTGCGCATGAGTCTCCGAATCCAATGTCCCAGGCTGTATATACCTTTGCCTGTTTGTTCCACGGCACGTTCCCAATTCGATCGGCATCTTTGGCCTCCTGTAGATATTTGGCATAATACGATCCTTCAACGCCCAGCGTGAAGGAGCAGTAAAATTCTTGCTGTACAAAGTCCTCAGACATACCAGCTTCGCGTTCTTTTTGTACATCTTCTTCTGCGATAGCGTCGGTATCTTTAATCGTTAGGAGCTGGCAAAACCATGCATCATTGCCTTTAGCCATCTCATAAAGGTCCTTACCGTGATTGCTTCCTCGAGGGGTAAAGTTAAAGACGGCCCATCCTCCGTTTTCAACAAGAATTGGGCGAATAAGCTGCCATGCAACAGGATCTTGCAAAGAATATTCAGTAAAAACGCAGCCAATAGGGTTAGTACCCACAATGGAGTCAATATTATTAGTACCGATAATCTGAATAATACTTCCATTTCTTAGCCTTATTTTCATTTCTGTTGAGTTTGGAGTGCCTTCAATGATTTCAGAAGGGATATGATGCAGAAGACGATAACCGTCTTTATCTACGCCATCCCACAAGATCTTGCGACCTTGTGAGAAATGGGGAAAAAAGTAATAGTAGATGCCGACCTTCTGAACTGCGCGGCTAATAAGGAAATTCCAGCATGTCTTCTCCTTGCCTGCACGCCTATGCCAGACAAGAACGGCGCGTTTCTTGCCTGCCTTCATGGCCTGCCAGAAGGGTTCTTGGTAGGGACGGACTTTGTAGTTATGCGGAATGATGATGTTTACGTCTTTTGGCATTAAATGAATTTCTATTGTTTCTAGAAATTCGCCAGTTACGTAAACTAATCAACGTTTAGCTGACTGCTAAATTGCCGCATCGCAAGGCTTGGTATGGCACGGCGAGGCATGGCATGGTACGGGTAAACGTTGAATCGTTTCGGCTCCTGGCGTCAACTAGGAGCTTTTTTATTAGCACATATCCTTCTTAGCCTTCTTGAACTTATCAATCATGGGATCGCGAATATCCCGATCGATCTTGACTAACTTCTCATTTTTCTTTTCCGCGCCTTTTAGCACCTTTTCGGCTTGTTTTGGCTTGCCCTTCTTGATGTCTTTTTCTGCGACTTTCATCTTTAGGGTTACTTTGTGCATCTTCTTGTCCATATAGTCCTAATTCTTCTTCTTCAACGGTTTTAAAGTCGGCTGCGTCGACTTCCTTAAATCTTATTTCCATGTAATTGTAAAAGGCATGTACCAAATTGGTCATAGCCTTTAATCCATCAACAATGAACGCATCAGGCGCAAGGTATTTTTTCACGTTGGTAAACCCATTGACGACTTGTGTTTTCCAATTATCTAAGCCGTTCATTTTGGCACCTCATTGACAAACACATTAAAGTTAGTAATCGCCACGTCATCGGGTTGTTTATCCCTGTAGCCTAGCCGCTGTTTTGAAAGCCATATCAACATTGGGGTGTCTCCCGCCAACGCTTTTTCATGCATTTTACGTTTCAAACTCATCTGTCCTTCGTCATGCCCTTTTCGCAAAACATCAGAAAAACGCGCATAGATAGTTTCATGAGAACAACCTACAATGGAAGCGATCTCCTGAACAGTGCAGTGGATCATCGCTAGGTTTAAGATGATCTTAGGGTCGATGTTTAACTTAGGTCTGCCGCCCTTCTTTTTGACAACTGGAAGGGATCCAGTCATTGGCTTGATTCTTTTCATTGAAATGGTCAAAACTGAATCTCATCTTGTTTAAATCCTGTTAGCGCCTGTCCGGGCGTTCCGCTCCCCTTTTCCTGCGCAATTGCCAATAGCTTCACAATCTGCTTAAGGCTTTCGGCCATTTCCTTCATGCTCCACGCTATGTAGCTAAGGCTTTTTTCGGGTGTTTTTGTTTCTGCAGTCATACTTTTATTTGGATAACTTTGTTTCATCAAGATATTTATAAAAAGCTTGCAAATTAATAAATATTTTCTTTTTTAATTTAGATACTGTTTTTTCGCGGAAGTTGGAGTCGGCCCAAATCAAATTTCTTATCGCATTTTCTGTCATATATCCCATCTTAGCCAGTTGTTTAATTGTGATGTATTCGGTTTTAGAATCTTTCATATTTTTTTTTCATGAAACTGGTATTTTTAACTTAGCAGGATGAGATCCAATTACATTCATGGCCTTAAATCCATGCTGTTCGGGGTACCAGGCCTGTAGATACTCATTCTGTCGAATTGCTAGATAGACATTCCCCAATGTTTCTTCCACATTTTGATTAGTCTTGGTCACATTATTGATCTGATCCGAATGAGCCAGAATCTGTTTCTTAATCAGCGCAAAAGTCTGATCCGCATCTTTCATGTGCTTGCACATTTCCTTTTTAAGGGCTTCAAAATCGCGACGGATGTTAGCCATGACTTTATAAGTCTCCTTAATGGCTTCGCGCAACTCCTTTTCGAGGCTGACTTTCTTTTCTTCGGTCATTTCTTCTTCCTTTTTTTGCCGCCACGTGCTTCCGAATAGGCAATTGCGACCGCTTGTTTCTGCGGTTTACCCGCCTCCATCTCCCTTCGTACATTCTCCGAAAAACCTTCTTTGGTTTTAGCGGCTTTCCCCTTTATTAATGGCATCTTGTTGCTCCCAGACTTCTTCTAATCTAATAAATACGTTTAAATTCCTTTTACCAAACAATCCGAAAGGAAAATCGCAATCGACTCCCTTTTCACTGATTTTATTGGCTTCTTTTTTCGTTAAGATAAACTCAATGTAATCGCATTTCTCAATGTCTTCTTCAAAAACCATTCTCATGAACGCCTACTTCTTCTGCTTGTAATATGGGTCGTACCTTGATAATCGTCTTTGGCTGCTCCCCGTAGAATTTATAGACGTGCTTGATGCATACTTGTTTATCGTCCTCATAAACTATTTTTTTTAAAGCATTTGTTATTAAATATGCAAGATTATCTTCATCAGGCTTCACATTAGGCAAGACAACCCGATTAACCATCTGTCTTCGCAGTTTGCTGCTTGTGGCCTTCGGTATAGGCAAGAAGAAGGTCAAGGACAGCTCAACTGGTCCCTTTAAAGGTTCAGGGGGTGCAAACGGCTTAATCTGCCATTGAATTTGTTGTAAATCTTTCTTAGAAGGATCATAAGCGCGAGGATAGCCCCCCGCGCATGTAAAACGAGTCTGTTTTTGAGGGATAGGAACGCCATGTATTTCGAATAAGTACATAGCATCCATTTATGAAATGGAAGATTAATTAGCAAGCTTCATAAAATATTGATTTAGATCTTTCTGAATTTTAGTTTCTTTTTCGCATAGCTGAATAACATCTTCTTTTTTTATTACCCAGGCAGATCCACATCTAAAGGCAGGAACGCTACCGGACCTAAGGAGATAATATAATCTTTGGGAGTTGAAAGGGCGCTTAAGAACATCAGATAAAATGGTAAGAACTTGAGAAGTGGAAAAAAAACCTTTCTCCATGTCAAAAATCAATTCCCCATTTATTTTTCTCATATTGCGATTGTATTTATTTATTCTATAATCTTCCAATGCTTCAGGAGTAATGAACCATTTGTTACCCCTTTTCTCCGCCATTAAACGCCCATTTTTGATGGCCACATATATAGCTTGACGGGAGACATGCGAATGTTCAGCAGCGCCGGCAATAGTAAATATATCAGTCGTTTTATCTATTTTCATAACCCATTAATTCCTCAAAAGTTACCTGTTTTTGGGTAAATTCTTCAATAATTTTTGCAGTCCTGCGGTGCATTTTGCTTCCCTTTATGTAACGATAAATGCTGGAGACGCTGATGCCGCATTTGAAGGCAAATTCTACAGGCTCAATACGATTTTTTTCAATAAATTCTTTCAGATTCATATTCCTCAAAAAATGCAAAAAGTTAGTCCAATATGAGTTGATCTTAACGGCATAGAATGTTAAAGTCAAATTCATGTTTCTTTATGAAGGAAAAGAATATGCTAGGGTCTCAGATATTCTTCAGGCTTATTGCGACTTTTCGGGAATAGATCCAGACGTCTTAAAAGCAAAAGCTGAGCTGGGCACACAAGTCCACGACGCCATCTGTAGCGATGTTCGCGATGAATTCCCCTATATTCCAGCTAAAGGCCATGGTTACTTCAAAAGCTATCTTAAATGGAAAGATGAACTGCATCCTATATTCCTCCAAAATGAGAAACGTTATTTTTGTAATAAGAAAATGTTGACTGGCTGCATCGACGCGATAGTCCAATTCGGCAATGCCTTCCCCGTTCTCATTGACTTCAAGACATCAGCGCAGGAGTCTTCTACTTGGAATCTCCAAGGCCATCTTTACTATTATCTGCTAAAGGCCAATTCTTATGATATTTCCCCTAACTTTTTATTTCTTAAGCTAAACACAAATGGTGATTTCCCTACTGTCTACCAGTACAAATACAACCGAAATATCATGGCAAAAATGAACAAAGCCATAGAAAATTTCTGGTCTACAAGAAAAAGTGATTCCCATTAATTCTCAGTTCGTCTAAGATTACTCAAGTAAACATCATCAATAACAAAAAACCCCTGCTGATAACAGGGGCCAACTCATGGAGTAAACATGAAATCTGGTACGCATTTAACAATAGGAGAAATCGAAAAAAGTGTTCAAACTTTTTTTGACTGCCAACAAAATGAAACCCAATTAAACTTTAAATTGGGTGCCCCAAATGCTGAGGAAATCCTTCTGCAACATTTGGCCTTAGCTTTCCAATTCATTGACAGGAGCACAGACTAACATGATCGATTATTTTTTGGAACCCCCATGTGAAAGACCCTGCGTAATCTGCTGCCCTGATTGTGGCATTGATTGGGATCTATGCGACTTAGAAATTCACGGCTGCACCGACTGTGGTTGGAGATATAAAATTCCCGAAGGCGAATTCTACGAAGATGAGGAGGGCATATGGCAGCCAATCTAATCTTAGAAAATGATCCATTTGCGTTGCCTGAGATAGCGATTAAGAACAGCATTTTGCAGTTACGCGATTTTATCGCGCAACTCAGTGTAGTCGATGAGGCTTCTTACAAGAAGGTGACGTCGCTATATCGCCAAGCCAGGGAATGGAAAAAGTGTCTAGAAGCCAAGCGCAAGGAGTTGATTGAGCCATTTCGCACAGAAGTGGCCAGAATCAATGACAAGGCCAAAGACCTGTCCGAACCCTTAGACAATGCAATTAACGTAGCTAATGCCAAAGTAAACGCATATCAGCACCAATTGGCAGAAGCCAAGCGTCTTGAAGAAGAAAAGCTGCGTGAAGCAGCCTCCCTTTTCGATGCTGAAGACGAAGTATTTGTAACGCCCCTGGAGAAAGTCATCCGTGGAGACGGTGCTATAGCCATTACTAAGACGGAGAAGCGATTTAAAGTCACCGATCTGTCGAAGGTGCCTTTGAAATATCTCACGATCAATGAAAAGATCGTTGAGCAAGACATCAAGCTGGGGATCAATGAAATCCCCGGCCTGGAAATTTGGGAAGAAACATCCACACAATTGAGGATAAGATGAACAATATCGTAAAACATCAACAACAAGAAGAACTGCAAACCCTGAAGACAATGGCAGCAATCGCCGTCAACTCAGGCAAGTACGGCACAGAATACAACGAAGCGACAATCCTGAATATCTTCTATACTGCGAAGTCATTGGGCATTGATCCGATGGTTGCGCTGAACGGAGGATTCAACATCGTGCAGGGGAAGGTCAACATGGGCGCACATTTCATGACCGCCTTGGCCAGAAGAAAAGGCCACAGCATCAAAGTCATTGAGATGAGCGACAAGAAATGTGTCATCATCGGCCAGCGTAAAGATAACGGCGATAGCGTGAAATATGAGTACACATGGGAAGAAGCAAGCCGCGCGGGCCTCGTCGGCAAGACCAATTGGAAAAACAATCCCAAGCAGATGTTGTATTGTGGTTGTGTCCGGAATGTCTTTCGCATTCTGTTCTCAGATCTGGGAATTGCCTATGACCAAGATGAGATGAACGTCGATGAATCTTTGATGGAAGATGCAACCCATATTGAGGTTCATGCACCGGTAGCCGCGACTGTTGTCATGGATAAAACTGCCACAGATTATGGCAGAAGTGGGCTGGAACAGTTAAAAGATGAGCTAGAAAAAGACGACATCACCATCGTCCATCTAGACGCTTATCTTTCTGATCTGGCAGCCAAGAAGAAACAACCCGTCGACAAGATCCTGGAAACGGCCCTTCTTCCAGATCTGTTGTCTAAATTTAAGAACGCATATTTGAAATTTGTTGAGAAGCTTCAGCCGGTTCAGACGGCTGAAGAACCTTTGGCGGTTTAGTATTCTTAGTAGAAAGGAGGAAATTTTCATCCTCCTTTCTTTGTTTCCATAACGAAATTGTCACAACGATCATATTCGTTTTTCCCTGAAAAATCTTTGAGCCTTCGTGAGCGCCTCAATCGGTACATGCACACGAGGAACGTTTTTGAAGAAGTTGATCTCCATTTGCTTAGGCCGTTTCTCATAATAGGCGCGTTCAAGCCGTTGCATTTCCGCTTTGAGCCATGGAGTTTTATGCGTCCAGTCTAGATAAGAATGATTCATAAAATATGTGTCGACCATATGGCTTAAGAAGCGGGCTTCTTCGTTTCCTAAGAAACCGCAGCTCAGACACTTCTTGATTAAAATTAAATAGTCCTTATGATGGAAATCATTAACTTGGGCGTAGTTTTCTAATGCCCGGAGCTTCTTCTTGTGTTTGAAAAGATTTTTGAATTTTTCTTTGAGTTCGGAGATTCTATCAAAAAGATCACCCGTCATACTATGCCTCCTTGTGAAGCAAACACCTTAAATCTGTGGTCATTAATTTTGCAAGATCTTAAAGAAATTCATGAAAGATGCCACATATTTTTGTGGAATAAACTAATTTTTTACATTAGTATTGCATTAGAAAATAAAGAAGGTCTTGAGCCGGAGCCCAAGACCCAAAGAACAGATCATTGAAACCTGAACATCTCCCAAGATGAACCATCAGGTGGTGATCATAAACTGGCGGTTACACGCCCGGTTCATGTCTTAAATTCTACGAATTGCGGAATTAAACGCAAATTCTTTCGACATAAATCGTGTGTAACCTCCAATTAAAATAAACTTTAAGGAGAACACATGTTCAGCAAACCCAACTTCACCCAAGTACCAAATGACTTCTTCGACAAAGTGATGCCATCGCTTAAGCCAAGCGAACTACGCGTACTGATCATCATCATGCGCCAGACTTTCGGGTGGGGGAATAAGGCATGGGATCGAATCAGCATCAGCCAATTAATCGAAAAGACCCAGATGGCGCGACAAAGCGTCATTTCAGCCAGCCAGTCTTTGGTCAAAAAGAAGCTGGTTTTGAAACATAAATGCGGTTCAAACGGCGACGAAGAAAGTTGGTACAGTTTAATAGTTGAAAATCCGGTCGAATTTCAAAAACCCATAGGAGATTCAAATATTTCCTACCAGTCTAAATTTAAGACCCCCCCCAGTCTAAATTTTAGACCCACAAAAGAAAATACAACAAAAGAAATAAAAGAAAGCTCCCTAACGGGAGCAAAAGAAAAGTCGGCTTCGCCTCCCCCCCCCATTGCTTTTTCAAAAAAAAGAAAAAAAGTTCAGGAGGCTAAAGAAATTAAAGCTGACCGGGTGGAAGTGGGTCCAACTCAACATGCCAATCTAGTGAAAAAAGCTAATGGCGACGAAACGTTGGTCAAAACATGGTACGAAAGATTGTCGGAATGGAAAATCAAAAGGGAAATCGAAGGAGGCAATGATTATGCATCAATCCTGAATTGGGTGATTCAAGCCGTTAAGGAAGACAAGGCAAAACAAACCAATGAGGCGATGCAAAAAACGTCATCATCTCCAGAAAGCAAGTGGTATCTAGAAGATCTTAGCGATGCGCAAAAAGAAAATTTCTTACTCAATGAAGAATTAGTAGAAGAACTTAAGAAAGAAGAAGCAAACTGTTGGGGGTTAAATTTTTATTATAAACATCATGTTTTAAAAGATAAAAATAATATGAATTTCAGTGTCTCCGCATTAATAAATCATGGAGATTTTTGCCGTCTCATAGATAAAGAATATAAATTGGAAACCTACAATGTAAGGTATCAAGATGGGAAAATTCGGTAACCAAAATCAAGAATCCAGAAAAGGTGGGCCACATCGAGATTACGAGGTCAATTTGCAGGAAGCGAAAATCTTTTGCCTCAACATCCTGACAAACTTTCCCCTTGAAAAGCCCAATCGGATCAAGGCCAGCATCGGTGACAGCCATGGAATCAAGAACGCGATGTTGTGGATCAGCTGGATGCCTCCCATGCACGCCAAGAAGGGAAATTACGCCGATCCCATTTTTCTGCATCAGGCGCATGGGGATTACAATCGCGAAGTGGAAAAAGTGTTTAATCGCTATGTGCGCATGGTCAAAGATTTTGAAACAAAATATCCACAAATCGAAGAAAAGGTGGTTAACCTATGAACAATCTGCAACTTCCAAAGAAAACGTGCCGAGGATGCAAGACAGAAAAAGAAATAGCCATTCACTTCACACCTTCCTGTAGCCATTGTCGTGATTGTATGGTCGCACGTCGAAAGATTTGGGCCAAGAAGTGGGGTCCGACAGATCCTAGAAGGCATTGGAAACGCACGCAATTCCGTCATAAACCGACTTTCGAGTGGGAAGGAATATAAGGGTAGCCAAAATCCAAATGATGCGAAATTTAGGCCATTACAACGCGAATTTAAGGCATTCCATTAGGGAATTATAGGCGGCATCGATGGTTTCTGAGTTCCTTCGATGATCGTTTTTCCGATATCTTCCACATCTTCGATGATTTCGGCTACTTCTTTGGGATGCGATTTAATCCAATCACATCCTGGAATAAAATACATGAAGCTGGCAATGGCGAGTGTCTGAATGAAGACTAACATGATGCTCCCTTGGATTTAGCTGGTTTTTTAGAAGATTTTAACAATTTAGAAAGTGAAACGAATGGTCTGATGAAAATCCATTTTAAGATTCGCATTGATTTCTCCTTGCGTTCATGTATAATTTTGTTTGATGTAGCGTTTCAGGGTTTATGTCTTCCCTGTGTTACATCGGGGATGGGCTATGGGTATATTGCTCCCACTTTATATTCAGGAGTAGCCCATCTTTTTAATCTCCAAATACTGAAAAATAAAGTTTAACGTTTATGCTTCCACTTCCAGCATTAATTGCAAATTGAGTTGAGCTAGATATCGAACTTACAGTTCCTGGCTGTAATGGATTATCTGTTGTCACTAAAACAGCGTAATTAGAATTAGATAATCCAGAAGTTAATGTAATAGTTGAAGGCAAAGTTGATGATGCAGATGTAACATTGAAAGAATTTACCAAAGTTACAGTTCCTCCACCGTTTACAGATAGAACACCCCAAGCTTTTGCATCGCCCGATCCACCACTTCCTACAACCTGCCATGTAGGCAATGCTGATGCCCCATTGCTGGTGAGGACTTGACCTGCGGTGCCAACGCCTGAAACATTTTGTAAGGCTCCAGTAGATGTGGTTCCTCCCGTTATTACCGAATAAGCAGTGAAAGACGTATCACCTGTTCCTCCTTCGTTGACAGGGAAAGCAATCGGACCCGCATAAGCCATTAAAATACCTAACATTAAGTGCAATATTCTGTAATAATCATGATACCATCAGTTCCA